AGGAAACAGCAATAAACCCCACCCAAGCGGTAGCCTCAGCCGACTAATAGTCGAACTAGCTATCGCAACACAGATCCCTATGCAGTATTGGGATACAGCTGAGGATATTGCAACGGCACTAGAGATACTTAAGGAGCGAAATGGCGGACGTTAAAGTCGAATACGACAAATCAGACTTACGCCTAATTATGAAGTCTTACAAAGCTATGTCTGAGGAAGCTCAACAACAAGGAAAACAAGTTGGATTTGAGTTTGCTGAAATTATGGTAGGTAAGATTAGAAATGCTGCTAGTACTCCACAAGAGCGCCGAATAGCTGCAACTGGTAGAGCCAGCAAAAGTTCCAAAATTGGTGAAATGCAATTTGGTTACAATAGAGTTGCTTTTAGCGGTGGCGCTTATTCAACAAAAAACGTCCAAGGTCGCAAACCTTATGGTAGAGGTATTTTAGCCGGAGTAGAGTTTGGAAGCGATAACCTACCTCAATTTAGAAATAGAACAAATGATCTAAATGGTGGTAACTCAGGTTATTTTATTTATCCAACCTTACGCAAAAACCAGCCTTACTTAATTGCTCAATGGGAAGAAGCCTTTGACAAAATACTGAAAGCAGCTAAATAATGGCCGGCACATCAAGAATCTTTAAGTTATCTATTCTCGCTGATACAGCAGATTTGGTTAAAGGCTTAAAGACAGCCGAAAACGAAACTCAATCTAGCAGCAGTCGTATTGGTAGCGCGTTTGCAGCAGTAGGTAAAGCAGCTGCAGTTGCTGGTGCTGCCGTTGCAGCTTATGGCGTTAAATTAGCGGTAGACGGCGTTAAGGCTGCTATTGAGGACGAACAAGCCCAGGTCAAATTAGCAGGATCCTTAGAGCGTGTTACAGGAGCCACTAAAGAACAAATTGCAGCAGTTGAGGAACAGATATTAAAGACCTCACTTGCAACGGGCGTAGCAGATGATGAATTACGCCCTGCCTTAGATCGTTTGACTAGATCTACTAAAAACGTAGATCAGTCACAAAAGTTACTTAACCTAGCCTTAGATATTAGTAAGGGTAGTGGTAAAAGTCTTGAATCAGTTACTAATGCTTTATCTAAATCATTTGAGGGTCAAAACACAGCTTTAGGTAAATTAGGTGTAGGTATTTCAGCTGCTCAGTTAAAGACTATGAGCTTTGATGACATAACTAAGCAACTAGCCAATACGTTTGAGGGTGCTGCTGCTGACTCAGCTGACACCTTTGCAGGCAAAACAGCTAGATTACAGGTTGCCTTTGATGAAGCTAAAGAATCCGTAGGCGCTGCCCTATTGCCAATCTTAACTCGCCTGTTTGACTTTATTAATGAGTATTTAGTACCAATCTTTGATCGTTTCCAAAACGATACATCAGGCTTAGCCAAAACAATTAAAGACTTTTTAACGCCTGTTCTTACTACGTTAAAATCTGCTTACGACAAGATCAGCACAGCAGTTAGAGAAAACGCAGACGAGTATCGCCCTTTAATTAACTTGCTTAAATCTTTGGCCGAGTTTGTTAAAGGCACAGTAGCACCAATTTTAGTTGATGTTTTAGGCGCAGCCTTTAGAGGCATAGTTAATACAGTTACCTTCTTAATTGACAAAATAGGCGATCTAATTCAATTATTTGCTAGATTAGGTAATGCAATCAAAAACTCACCATTAGGCAAACTAGGCGCTGGTATTGCTGACATATTCTCAGGTGGCAGTAAAGCAGGATTAAGCATTAACACTTTAGAGGGTGGTGCATTAGGCGGTTCATTAGGAAGTGTTACTGGTGTTACTCCGATTACCATAAATAACCCAATTATTAAAGGCGACGGAAATCTTGCACAAGCTATTACTGATGAGTTTAAGCGTGAACAATTAGGCATAGGCCGTGTAACTGGTTACAACCCTTGGATAGAAGCTCTAGAAACAGCAACTAGCGTAGTATTTGGCAGACAAGGTGGCTTCGGTCTTTATGACGCACAAGGCCGATTAGTTAGTGGTAACAGCCCGACAAACGATCCTACAAACATACCTGGATCCATAACTATTAACGTAAATGCACCTAGCGTAATCGACGAGGAAGGCTTTGCCAGAGCAATTGGTACAGCTTTAAGCAACGCAACAGCTAGAGCAGGTACAGTACAAACCACACCAGCCTTTGCAGTCTAATGCCAGCATACACACCAAATCCAGCCGTTTTAATTGACGGAGTAACTTACACAGGCGACACGCTTAATGGCGTAAGCATTACTACTGGACGCACAAGTGTTGATGAGCAACCACGCGCAGGGTATTGCACAATTACTTTAATTACGTTTGACAATGATATTCCCGTAATTGAAATAGATCACTCTGTTACAGTTTTAATAGATGATACTACTGGCGCACCTATTGACATATTTGCAGGCTTTGTTTCAGATATTGAACGCAGTATTCAATCATACGGATCAGTTGGCTTTGCCACGACTACACGCATTACAGGCGTTGGCTCACTTGCTAGATTAAATAGACGTTTAGTTGGCGGTGCTGGTTTTAGCAAAGAGTTTGACGGTACGCGTATTTACAACATAATCAGCGAAGCCACAGCTGAGCGCTGGCAAGATACACCAGCAGGTGTTACTTGGGCTGCCGTTGATCCAACCCTTACTTGGCTTAGTTTTAATCCTTATTTAGGCAACATAGATACACCTGGCGATTTTGAGATAGTTGCTTATTCAGACGGCGCTACTAATGCCTTTAATCTTGCCACACAAGTTGCTAATAGTGCTAGGGGCATACTTTATGAAGGTCGTGACGGCAGGCTCAATTATGATGACGCAAGCCACCGAGTTAATGAAGTTACTGCCAATGGATTTACTACTATTCCAACCAACGTAATACTGGCAAGTAACTTATCCACAGTTGAACGTATGTCTGATCTTGCCAATGACATAACAGTTGTTTACAAAAATAACCAAACAGTTACAGATACTAACGCTGAGTCAATTAGCGAATATGGTCAGTTAGCGGTATCTGTTAGTACTTTGTTAGAACAAACAGGCCAAGCATTAGCTATTCTTGATCTTTACCTAACTACCCGAGGCTACCCTCGCCGATCCCTTAGCAGTATCACAATACCTTTACAGCTTGACTCTATGACCAATGCTTTACGAGATGATCTGATAGAGGTTTACAACGGTATGCCGTTAGAAATCAACCCACCCGACACAATCTATGAAAATAACTTTGCTGGGTTTGTCGAAGGCATAACCTGGACAATCAACCAATATGAAGTATTTTTAACGCTTTATTTGACAGAATACGCACTAAGCGTACTAGCACAGAATTGGAATCAGGTTTCGCCTTTAGAGGCTTGGAATACGGTTTCAGGTACACTAGACTGGGCAGAAGCCCAAGTCGTAGCATAAGGAGCAATAATGGCAACAACACCTAACTACAGCTGGGTAATGCCTGATCCTACCGACTTGGTTACGGATCTACCAGCTGACTTTGAGATCTTTGGTGACGCGGTTGACGCGTCAGTATTTGAGATAGAAACGCAAGTAGAACTAAACAACCAAACTGGCACTACTTACACTCTAGTAAGTGCTGATCGAGGCAAGTTAGTATCGCTGGCAAACGCTAGCCCAATTACTTTAACCATACCTACTAATAGCACTACTGCCTTTCCAACAGGCACACGCATAGATATTATCCAAACTGGTGCTGGACAAGTAACAGTAGGCGGTGCAGGCGTTACAATTAACAGCAAGGACAGCAACAAGAAATTATCTGAATTAGGTTCAGCAGCTTCCTTAATTAAATTTGCTACTGATACTTGGTGGTTAGTTGGGGATCTAAGTGCTTAAGTTAATTGGTATTTACGCACCAGGTGCATTACCACCTTTAGTCGTAGATTATTTAGTTGTTGCAGGCGGCGGTGGCGGCGGAACTTATTTAGCAGGCGGTGGTGGCGCTGGTGGACTTCGTTGCACCGTTACTTCAACAGGCGGCGGTGGAACTTTAGAATCTGCTTTAACATTAAACGTAAGTACGAATTACACCGTAACTGTTGGTGCTGGGGGAGTTGGTGGATTAGAACAGCAAACTGATACGGCAACTGCGGGTTCTAATTCTGTATTTTCTACAATAACTTCTACTGGTGGCGGCAAAGGTTCTGGTTACAATGGCGGCGCTGGTGGTAACGGTGGTTCTGGTGGCGGCGGCCGTCATAATACTGCTGGTGGCGCTGGAACTGCTAATCAAGGTTTTGCTGGCGCACAGGGTGGTCAACCACCAACATACAATACTGGCGGCGGTGGCGGCGGCGCTGGTCAAGCCGGTATTGCCGGAACTGGTGCAGGTGGTGGTAACGGCGGTTCAGGTGTAACAACGTCAATTACTGGTTCATCAGTCACTTATGCCGGCGGTGGTGGTGGTTCTCCAGGTGACGCTGGTACTGCTGGAACTGGTGGTACAGGCGGTGGCGGTAATGCTAGTTTTAGTACTGGAAGTAATGGTAGTGCAAATACAGGCGGTGGCGGTGGTGCAGTAGGTAATTCTACTGCTACTGGCGATGGCGGTAATGGCGGTTCAGGTGTGGTTATTCTTAGGTATCCTTCACAATACACAGCTTCTTTTAGCGGTGGAGTAACTCAATCAACAACAGTTTCAGGTATTTACAAAGTTACCACAATAACTTCAGCAGGCGTTTCAGATACAGTAAGTTGGGCATAATGGCACATTACGCATATTTAGATCAAAATAATGTTGTTGTTGCAGTTACAGTTGGCAAAGATGAAAATGAACTTATTGAAGGATTAGATACGGAAACTTATTACGCCTTAAATACTCCATACACGGTAAAACGTACTTCTTACAATGCCAATACGAATGGATTTAGAAAAAACTTTGCAGGTATTGGGTACAGTTATGACGAAGTGCGTGACGCGTTTATTGCGCCTGAGCCATTAAATCATCTTGGATTTGATGAAGATACTTGCCAATGGATTTCGCCAGCAGAGGACAAATAATGTTCCCAGTTCAAGGCTACACAATAAGCAACCACTTTGGCGTCAAGAACGATCGGTACAAAGCTGGCTACCACACAGGCATAGATATTAAAGCGCCTGCTGGAACGCCTGTAGTATCGGTTAGACCTTGCAAAGTAGTTGAGGTAAGCAATTACCCTAGCTGGGGCGAGTCTTATGGCACAGCAGTTATTGTGGAGTTTAAGAACGGCCTTAGGGCTATCTATGCTCACTTATCTAAGACCACAGTAATTAAAGGCCAAGATCTAGCTGAGGGCGCTATGTTGGGCAAAGTAGGCACAACTGGCAACAGCACAGGCAACCACCTGCACTTTGAGCTACGCGAATCGCCGTTTAGATATGACGATCATCTAGATCCAACTGATTTAATATTGTTGACAAACGAGGATAAAGAAGTAGCCAAGAAAGCAACTGCAAAGAAGGTAGCTAATGCCAAAAGCCCAGGAAAGCCCAAGCCTGCAAATACAAAGGTTACTCGCACAGATAGCAGCCCTAGCGTGTGATGTACCTGCGGTTGCTACTAACTACGTTCTAGTCGTTGAGTACTTTACAGAAACAGGCGATTACTTTGTAGATATGTTAAGTAGTGATGAGCAACCAATATGGCGTACCCAAGGCTTAGTAAATTACGCAATAGAAAACCTATCAGACGAAAGCGATGAAAACGATGAAGATGACGAGTAAAGAGGGCAAGCAAATTGGCCTAGCATTAGGAGCGTTTCTAGCTGCTTGGACTGCTGCTAATTATGAATTAACCGCACAGGCACTACTTGGATCACTTGCAGCTGCAATAACTGGCCTGATAGCACCGCAAAAGAAGCCATAATGTTTATTGACGCTAACTTAATTTTGTCGTTTGCTACGCTATTATTATCCTTAATGGCGATACTAGGTAGCATAGTTAGAAAACTGGCAAAGATAGAAGCCCAGGTACTACCCAACAGCGGATCTAGTATCAGCGACAAAGTTAATAGCATAGACAAGCGTTTAGCAGTCCTAGAGGCTCAACTTAATAAATGAAACGAATACTGATCGTATCCGATCTGCAAATCCCTTATCACGATAAGAGGGCAGTTGCTAATCTGATCGACTTCGTAAAGCGTTACAAACCTGACCAAGTAGTCACTATTGGTGACGAAATAGATATGCCGACTATTAGTCGTTGGACGGCTGGCACAGCTGGGGCATACACAGGCACATTAGCTCAAGATCGTGACGAAACCGTACGCATACTTGAAGCGCTTAAAGTTACAGATGTAATCAGGTCAAACCATACAGATCGTTTATTTACCACTATTGCATTAAAAGCACCTGGTTTACTTGGAGTGCCTGAACTAGAGCTGCCGAACTTCTTACGTTTTAAGGAGCTTGGTATTAAATATCACCGCAAGCCGTTTGAGTTGGCACCTGGTTGGGTAGCGCTTCACGGTGACGAAGGCAGCACAAACTCTACACCTGGTTTAACAGCCCTAGGATTGGCTAAGAGGCACGGAAAGAGTGTGGTATGTGGTCACACCCATAGGCTAGGGCTAACGCACGTTACAGAGGCTTCTGGGGGCGTTTTAGGGCGTATCCTGACAGGCTTTGAGGTCGGGAACTTAATGAATTTTAGTAGCGCCCATTACCTAAAGGCAGGATCAGGTAACTGGCAGCAAGGCTTTGGCATACTTTACGTTGATAACAAATTGGTAACGCCGTCAATGATCCCTGTGCATAAGAACGGATCGTTCGTGGTCGAGGGCAAAGTCTACGGAAACTAAAAACCCCTAAACGAGAGAGGTGTTTAGGGGTATCGCTTAGTTTGAGACGGCTGCGACACGCCAAATCATAGTGTTTGACTAACCACCTTGCAAGTGTCTCCCATAAGTGCTTAGATCTGTCTAGGCGGTAAATCGCCGCTACTAAGAGACGGAGTAGATATGCTAGAAGTATTACAGCTGGCTTTATGGCTAGTGATTTTATTTATCTGGACTGGAACTTGGTTTGCATTAGGCAAGCTAAAGGGTCAAATGGAAGCTGAGAAGTATCAGCAATTGCTAGGCGACATAAGCCGCGAGAAGCAAGCACACAGCAAGATTATTTACGATTGGGCGCGCTATGGGCTTTAATCTTGATAATTACGAAACAGTTGCCGAACGCTTAGACGCAGCTCATAAAGAATACCTAAACCTTCGTGTGGTTACTTCCCTGATCCACATAGAACGCAACAAAGAGGGTATGCCTATTCAGTATGTGTGCAAAGCTGAGATATGGATAGGGGATCTGCTAAAGGCAACTGGTTGGGCTGAGGAAATAGTCGGGAGCAGTCCAGTTAATCGCACAGCTGCGTTAGAAAACTGCGAAACCTCAGCAGTAGGTCGAGCGTTAGCCAATATGGGATACCAGGGTAGCGATCCTAAGAAAACACGCCCAAGCCGTACTGAAATGGCCAAGGTAGTGCAAATGGTTAAGCCTGAGATTCAGGCAGTCAAAGACGCTAATCCGCTTGACTGGGGTAGTGACCTGCCATTACCACCCGAGCCACTAGATAATCCGTTTGGCGATTGGAATACTTGGACACCCTCAGATAATCCACCTGAGCCTAAAGCTGTAATTAACTCAACTAATATGCCAGCAACACCTAAGCAATTAGGTTTTATCCGCAAACTATGTTCAGAAAAGGCACTAGACGCATACGAATATGCAACTAAAGAGCTGGGCTACAAAGTTGAAAGTCTTAACCAGTTATCTAGGGCTAATGCTTCACAGCTGATTGAGAGCCTTAAATGAGCTTAGAGGGTATGCCGCTTATGTACACCTTGCCTAACGACTTTGCTGACGCTAACGAGTGTCCAGCCTGCGTTGGTATGGGCTATTGGCTCAAGTTTGATAATGACAATGGCGAAATCAAAGAAACCAAAGAAACCTGCGATCGTTGCTTAGGTAATGGTCTATTTAGACAAGAAATGAGAGAGAGTGATGATGACAATAAGTGAGAAGTTAGACTCAATGGAATCAATAATAGCTACTATGATCGAAATGCAACAGCAGCAGCTAAACGCATTACTGGTTATGAAACAGGCGTTGAAAGAGGTGGCCTGTGACTATTACGCCCAATGAGCCAATAGAGATAATCCCTAGTCGTCCATATTATGACGATTGGAGTGATGATGATACAGACTGAATACGACCTATTTAACTACCTAAGAAACATAGTACCTGATCTAACTGCTAGCCCTAATCCATACTCAGTCTATGACTGCTGGTCTAAACGCTTTAATATGTACGTTGAACTTAAATGCAGGCGCACCCATTACGACAAGCTGCTAATTGAATACACCAAATATCAAAGATTGGTTACTACTGCCTTTCTAGGCAGATATGTGCCATACTATGTATGCTCAACACCAAACGGAGTATTTGCATTTAATCTAATTAACCATAGCCCTGAGTGGGTGTCTGAGCTTATGCCAGCAACTACCTTTGGCAACCAAACCAAAATACCTAAAATGATTGGCTACTTACATACAAGTGAGGCTGAAAAGATATGGGAACTTCCGATTTTAAGATAAGTAGATGTGTATGCGGTGCGTGGCGACACGCGAATAAACCGTGTATTACTTGCTTAAACTTGACAAAGCATTACACTCAGCAGGCAGCGTCAGCGGCTTCCGAGGCCAGGCAGAGCGCCCCGAAGGGCGAACTCTTGCCTAAGCGATTTAATTAGGGTTTGCTTATGCTTGTGGATATGTTGATAACCATAGTGCTTTACTCACAAAAGCCTAGTATTGAACAACCCTTACCTGTGGATAAACGCATAGAACGGTATGTAAGTAGAAGCTATGATCGTACTAATGCCAATTGCGCTTTACGTATCGCATACAAAGAATCAAGATTTAACCA